CTATAAGAACCTCCTCCTAAATCTACTTCACCTACAGGAGGCGCTACAGGTGTTTCAGGAACAACGGGTGTTTCAGGCTCTGGTGGATTTGCTAAATCCCACTTAGCTTTGTAATTCATCCAGTTCCCATTTCCCCAAAATGATTCAGGAGTTGCATAAAATAATGTAGGACCGGGTAGAGGGTCGCCCTTCTGAGGATTATAGTCCGCTAAAGTTGGCATTTGACCCGGCAAGCCTTCATAAGTATAAAACTCAGGTAAAGGTCTTCCATCTGCATCTACTTCTGGTACTGGTTCAGGTTCTTCTACAGGAGTTTCTTCCGGTACAGGGTCAAGTATATTGTCTGATACTGTTTGCTCTTGCTCTTGTAAAGGAGGGTCTACTGGCTCTTGAATAGGAGCTGAAATTTCTTGTCCGTCAGCATCTAAACCATCATCCATTATTTCAATGTTGTCAAAATTAAAAACTAATAAATCTTCTTTTTGTTCATTTCCTGACAAATTCCATTGCTGCATTGCTCTAGCCCAAGAAGCTTCATTAGGATACATAGCTCGAACAGGCGCAATTCTATCTTGGTCTGTATAGCTTTGTTTGTTCCAAAGAGGAGTTTCCATAGCATCTTCTAAAGTATTTGGAAGAGCTTTAGGTGCAACTTCACCGTTTAAATCTTTGGGCTCTACTAAATCAGGATTTTCATCTTTTAATGTATTCCACCCTGTTGCATTTTTCCATCTAGATAAAGCGTTGTTATACTCTGAGGTGCTGCTATAATATTCTGGTCTAGGCGCTAAAGAAGTTTTACCAAACTCCATTAAATTGTAGTATTGACTATCTTCTATATTAAATATATCAATAGTGTTACTTGCTTCTGCCTTTGCCCTAAACTCATCTAATTCGGCACTTTCTCTATCTATTTCAGCTTGTATTTCTGCATTGCCTTCATCTACTTGTCTTTGTAATTCAGCTGATGCTACTTCTACTTTTTCAAATAAGTTTTCTTTATAGAAATTGGTATCTGCTATAAAATTTTCTAAGTTTCTATATGAGCCAATTGCCGGTTTCTGTGCACCACTTTTTAAGCTAAATTCATATTTACCGTTTCTAAGGTTTAGTGTGCCTAAAGTTTCTGCTAGTTCTTCTGGTGTTTCTAAATTTTCTATGTCTTCAGCTAGTGTTGAATACTCAGCTTCAAGTTGCGCTCTGTTTTCTGGTGTGCCCGTTTCAACAAAAAAAGAAAAAGTCTTAAGGTCTGGCGCAGGGTTTTCTTCAGTTCCTAACCCTTCTTCAATTATAAATCCGTTTTCGTCTAGTTTAGTTGGTTCGTTTGAATTTATACCTCTAATAACAATATTATCGCCTAAATAATTTTTTGTGGATTGAAGTGTATTCCAGAAAGCAGACGCACCTAGAAAAGACCCCGGACTAGCATAATCTTTAACATTAGGTGCGGGAGAATCTAGTTCAAGTTTAACTGTAAACGGATTACCAAGACCGTTTGGATTATAAAAAGACTGAGAATTGTATCTAGAGTCGTTAGCAATAGTCTCTAAGTTAACTAATCCATTGTCTGTAAACGGAGTTTCAAAATCTTGAACTTGTAAAAGATATTCTTTAGTTTCGCTAAAATTTTGTAAAGCTTGTTTATAAGTATTATAATTTGTATAATTTACAGGACTTGGGATTGGACTATTTTCATCAAATCCTCGTGTTATATTAGTTCCTAGTTTAGGACTATACAATGCTTCATTCTGTAATTCTTCGTTGTCTGATTCAAAGAAAGAAGGTTCAATAATACCAAAACTATCTGCAGGAATAACACGGTCTACTACTTCTTGAGCTACAGGTATTCTATCTTCAAAATTATTTTGAAGGTCTATTTTTTCTTGTTGAACTGCATTCCAGTTTGTTATAGCTTCGTTCCATATTTCAGGAGTATATGGAAGAAATTCAATCATTCTTGGTTGTGGGCTTTCGTAAGTATACCCACTTGTTGCAGGAGTAAAAGGAAGGTCTAATCTTTGGAAAAAGTTAGATGTGATAAATACATCTGATTCGTTTAATGCTCTGTTTCCAATATAGTCTGAATAAGCTTGTTTTTGTGATGGGTCAATATACATAGCTTTTACTGAGTTATAACTTTTTATAGCTTGTTCATAAACAGCAGCATCTGTATAATCTGAAGGAATTGGAGCAGGGTCATCCTTTTTAAAATCGTTCAAAAGAACTTTTCGGTTAGCAGCTTCTGGATTATATTTATCAGCACTATACTCTAACACTTGAGAAATGTTTAAACTTTCTCCTCCCGGATGTTTAAAATCGTCCGTTATTTTTTTTCTTAACGCTATAGATGAGTCTGCAGTTTGAACAAGCTCTGGAGGCAGCTCATTCCCTGCTTCTATCCATTTTTGCATAGCTGCAACATAAACGCCATTATCTACAAAATCTTCTACAACTGGCATGTCGTCGCCTAATTGATACGTAGGCGCTGTTGACATTATTGCAAGTTCAGGAAAAGCTTCTTTAAATGTTGAAGGATACGAAGCTTTCATTTCATCATAAAAATTATTTAAAGCAGTATCATCGGTACTATAGCTATCTAAATACGATGCTCTTTCTTGCATCATTTCAGGAGTTATTTCTAATCTCTGACCTATAGCATACGACTCTAGGTCTTGTTGAGGATTATATGCGGGTACTGCAGGCGGCTGTTGAACTGGCTCTGGTCGTGTAGGAGCAGGAATAGGAAGAGGTTGTTCTTCAGGAAAAGCAGCATTAAATAAAGCAGGATAATCTTTAAGACTATCTTTAAAAATATCTGAGCCTCGATTTCTAGTAGCTACTAAATAATTATGATAACTTCTCATTAACTCAGGATTATCTAGGTAGTCTTCAGCTTTTAAACTTCCCATGCTAGCGTCATACTGATTTATTTCTTCAGGAAAAGCTTCGTAATATAAATCAGGATTAGATTCTTTAAGATTATTTTTAAAAGCATCAGCAGCCGGAGCACCTGCTACACTAGTAATATATTTTATACGTAAAGATAAATCTTCAGGTGTAGCATTTTCAGGAAGGTCAGTTGAGCCAGTATACGCTGCAGGTTGTTGTGGTTGTTGTGCGTCTTTTAAGTCCTGAATGACATCTCCTACATTAAAATCAGTAGAAACATCAGAGTCAGCTATCTGTTCTAGCTGCTCTTGTGCTGCAAGAAGTCCCGGAACATCTCCTCTCTCTATAGCTTCGTAGTCTGCACTTGTAAGTTGCCCATCGCCATTATAATCAAACTGTGCAAGGTCGCCTTCTGAAGGAGGGACTCCCCCAAGTTGTGCCATATTTGCAGCGTTTCTTATAGTTTGTGCATCGCCCCCTGTCCATACAGGAGTTTCAGCTTCAGCTTGAGCTTGAGACTCTAAAAATGCTTCATAGCGTGGGTCGGGTACTTGAGATTCTTCAAATGCAGCTATCTCTTCTGCTGTTGGATTACTAAACTGTGTGGTATCTACAGGAGCAGCAAAGTTAGAACCTTCACCTTGAAAATCATCTGGTCTAAATGAGGGTGCTACTCCAGACTCCATAGGCATTGTTTTTTGTGCAGCACCTGCAGCACTTTCAGGAGTTTCTTGGGGCTGCATTAAGCTTGGAGTTTCTTCAACAGTCTCTATAGCCGTAGGAACAACAGGAGGTACAATACCACCAGTATTATATTTTTTTCGATTACGCTTTAAAGATTTAATAGTTTTGCTCATCAATTAGTCTTCCTTTTTATTCACTATGTCTTGGATTGTTTTTGACTCGTATATTCTAATACCTAACCATACAATGGTAAACAATGAAGCTGTTGGCGGCAACCATGCTGCTAACGCTAAAATACCGGTTGAGGCTGCTGCTATATCTACTACTTCTTTACCTTCTTGTACAGTCATGTCAATCTCCTATAGTGCCGCTATTATAAAAGCTAGTAGTTCTGGATAACGAACACCTAGTCTAGTTTTTTCTGTTGCACCTTCTGGAGCATCTTGCATGTATATCTCACCTTCATGCTCCCACCACGTAGTGCTAATAAACATAGCATAATCGCTTGCGTCTAATCCTTCAGTATTAAATGCAGCTTGAAGGTCTTGTGCAATAATGCCAAAGTGTGTACGAGCATCGTCGCCCTTTTCTGCAACTGAACTCTGCCATTTAAACTTACGCAGTAAACCTTTAGCTGCAACAGCTACTCTACGTTCTGCATCGGTTAGCTCTGCAATGTTTTGTTTTTCGTTTCGGTCAGAAGTTTGAATAGTTCCATTAGTTGCATAAATATCATCAAACCGTACAGATGTTTGACCCAAGTCAACAGTATTGTCTTGTAAATCTCCAGAGCCTCCACACGGAGAAACAATTTGACTTGTAAACTGAGTTGTTGCTAAAAGTCCGCATCCCGGACCTGCAAAAAAACTGCCGCTTCCGTAGCTTACTTCAGTAACTCCTAAACTTCCTCTAAGGTTAGAATTGGTGTACAAGCCTATTATTCGCCCGTCTTGAGTAGAGCCTGAATTAGTATTGACTATTCTAACAAGGTCATCTTCTTCTGAAGTTTTTGCGCCTTCTACAAGAAGAGGATGTGAAGCAGTAGATGTTCCAATACTTAGTTGTCCTATGTTATTTAAGTTTTGCCCACCACACGCTAAAGTAGCGCTTAGCGTTTCTATGTGTTCTGAACCTACAGCATCATCAGCAATTTTAGCTGCTGTTATAGCGTCATCAGCTATTGCTCCTGTGCCTACAGCACCTGTAGATATTTTAACAGAAGTGACTGCACTAGTTGCTAGTTTAGCGCTTGTTACGTTTGCATCAGTTATTTTTGCAGTAGTTACAGCGTCATCAGCTATTTGAGCTGTAGCGATAGTGCCGCTAAGACTTGATGTGGGATAGTTAGTTGCATCGCTTAGGTCAAACGCAGGAGTAGCGTCTGTAGCTCCTAAAGCTAAGGAAATGCCTCCATACGATACTGTTGAATTAGCTAACTGAGAGTTAGTAAGAGCAGTGCTTACATTTAAAGTAGTTCCATAAATTGTTTTAAATCTTTTACTGCTAGTTCCTAAGTCAATATCATTATTAGTTTCAGGAGCTAGTACACCATCTGCAAGATTAAGTTGCTCAACAGCTGCACCGCCTACTTCAATAAAGAATTTAATTTCATTAGACTCAATAACAACTTTATTTAAAAAGTCTTGGTCGCCAATAGTATGAATATTGCCGCCCTCGCCTTCAGTGCCATCGTGCTGATGCCCTGTAGTTCCTGACGAAGCGTATGTGAACGCATTTAAAATTGCGTTGTATTCATTATTAAAAAGTGCGGCACTTATAATATTTCCATCGTGTAAAGTGCTTGCTCTAGATGCGTATGCTTGACCCATTTATTTATCTCCTGCCTGTTGGCACATAATTTATGTATATACCGTTAATTGTGTAAGGTGTTAGCGCATCTCGACTTTCTAGTCTAAATGCTGCTGAATAACAGCTTCCTTGTAAACTTATTCTTAATAGTGGATTGTCAGCTGCTCCGAATACTGAAGTATTAAATACTGCTGAATTAAATTGAGAAGCTGAATGAACTTCTGGTAACTCTTCTTCTGGAGGTTGTTGTATATCTGTATCTTCAAAATCAAACAAAGTAGTAAGAGTAGGCTGTGAATTACCCGAAGATTTTTTATCTGGAGTAACTGATAGCTTTGCATAATATAAAGTTTTTCTAGTTCCCATATCTCCAAAATCTAAATATGGTGTTTGATATTTAGCTACTACATTAAATGCTGAACCGGCTTCTGTAAATGTATTTCCTTTATCGTGTACGTATATGTAACCTTTTGAATCTCCGTGAACTACTTTTTCTAATCCGTCATATCCAAAACCACTTGCAGTTGCTGTAGCTTCGATACCTTTTAGCTTTGACCATTCAAAACCTTGACCTGTAAATGTCCCTATAATGCCTTCTGCATTAGCAACACCTAAAGGAGGACTACCATAAAATAATCTATATTGTGATTTAGAACGAAGAACTAAACTAGAAATATTGTGAGAATCTACTTTTGAAACTATTTCATCAGTTACAATCTTTTGTATGTTCCTACTAACAGAAGATAGCTCAACATCGCCTAGCTTTGCTGTTCCTGCTACAGTACGGATTCCGTCAGGACTTAAAAATACTAAGTCGCCACCAATTTCTTGAATTGTAAATTGACTCAAACAACCTACATTTTTAGTTACTGGAACTACAGCAATGCTATTAACATCATTTATATTGACTAGTTTATGTATGCTATTTTGACAAAATATAATGCAATCATTACGGAAACTACGTAAACCTATAATTCTATCTGGAACTGCAATAGCGCCTGACCCTGCCCCTGTAAATGATGAGGGGTCGTTTGTTGCGCTGTAGTATAGTGTATTCGGAGATTCAGCTGTTCCTCCGACTACTAAATGATTTTCGTGTACTGCACAAGTTGTTGGACATTCTGCGCTGTTTACTGTTATTTCTTCTGCAAAAAATGTACGAGTATCAAAAGCTCCTGTACCCGTCATTTTAAATAAAAATGGTTTGTTGCTTGGGTCGCACATAATTAACTGACCGTAGTCATCAGCTCCCTCATATATTACAGAAGCTACAGTTCCTTGAGATGTACGTGCATCTTCAGAGCGACCAGTAAATGTCGAGTGATTGTCTCCGCTTGCAGATACGCTAGCTCTGTTAATTATAGTCCAGTCTTGGTCAGCTGAGCCAAAATAAATACTTGTGCCTTTAGCTGCTACAATACCGTCTGCGTACACAGCTAAGCCAAGAATAGGTGTAGTGCTTGCTTCAGGTTTAGTTGCTCTAAAGTTTTCGTAGCCGCTGATACGTCTATATCCACCGTCAGGGTCAACTTCAAAGTTTAATAACTCTGTAGCAATTCCGGGTTGACTAAGCATTTCTATTTCACTTATATTGGTGTTTAGTCCACCCTTACAAGAAAAACCAAAAGGTTGCGAAGCTGCCATTAAACAAATCTCACTCTGTCATCGCTAATAAAAAATGGTGTAGGTTCAAGAAGGTTAGAGCGCATACTACGCAATCCTTTCTTGTAGTCATCTAGTGCAAATGCTGCAGCTTGTGGATTATCTTTAAACTGCCAAATGTAATATCTAGCTCTTGCCAGTAGTACAGGTGCATACATATCTGGAAATACTATTGTATCTCCATGAGCACTTAGTTTTGTTGGTAAATTGTAGGCGTAAAACCAAACTTTGTAAACCTTGTCGGGTATGGGGCTAAGTCCAAACTTGCGAGCGTCTGGGCTTCGAATTACAATGTTGGGTACGCCATAGGATTGTGTATCTGCATCGTCTTTGTTTTCGCTAGTTCTTCGGAATCGTTTCCACTGTTCTAACGTGCAGTATTCTAAATTCTTGCCTGTATAAGGTGCAGACTCACCGTCTACTCCTACTGTAGTAATGTAGAAGTTATCCCAATCTACCGACCCGTAGTCATCTACAATAGAATCGCTAGAAGGTTTTAATTCGTAAAATCGCTGACCGGCTATAGTGTCTATTGACACATTGCCATACATAGGGTCAACTGTTCCGCTTTCTCCTGCGGATAGGAATGACCACTGTGGTTCATAATTCACAATGTCAAAATATGCTTTGTTTACTGAATCTTTTACATGTTGTTGAACACCCACAGCTGTGCTAAAGTTTGCACTAGTTAGTGGCAGTTCATTTAACTCTCGAAGAAGCTCATTAGTTAATTCTAAATAGGTTGTTGCCATGTTTTATTCAGTCCTATATTATGTTAAAAGGTTGGGGGCTTTTTACAGCCCCCTCGCTTATTAAGTTTCTACTATGCTGCTAAGTTGTAGAAAGCAGCTACTAGTGCTTCAGGTCGTAAAACCTTAACACCGTATACATGCAAACCACGGCAAATATCACCGAAGCTATCTGGGTCACGAATAACCTCAGTGCTTGTGATAGTTTGTGCAGTAGCAGTAGAAGAAATGTGACCGGCAAGAATCTTACCGTCAGCATTGGTTGGGGCTGCAATGTTGTTAGACTTATACATGCTAAAGCCACGCAACTTACCAGAAGTTACTAGACCGTTGCGGATAGAACCTTGACCTGCGTTGAAGTCTACAGATAGTAGTTTAGAACCTGACTCCGACAATTTCTCATAGAAGCTAGGTGGAGCTACAACCCAACGACCTTCTTCTGGCACGTTTTGCTCATCAAGAAGACGAGCCATTTTTGCCAATAGGTCTAGTGGGTCAGTACCGTCATGATGTAGACCAACAGCAGCAGCACCGTCATAAATGCCTGTAGCTACAGAAGTTGTAGTGTCAGCGCCTAAAGTGTGGTCTGGGCTAGATGTAGTTACACCTGCAAACATTTTAGCAATTACACCTGAGTCAAACGCATCACGTAGAGCATAAGCTGCTGATGAAGCTGCAACTTCTTTGAAGTTTACGTGAGACATTTGAGTTTCGATGTCATCTACAATAAACTTAAATGCGTTTGCTGTGTCAACTACTAGACTTATTTCAGCGTCAGTTAGGTCAGTTTTAGTAACATCTGCACCACGCTCATACTGATGGACAGTAATGGTTGGTTCTTTGATGATTTTTACTGAGTCACCGTATGCAGAAATTTCACCTGCGTAATCGGTGTTTGTGATTGCTTCAGCAACTGATGCTTTACGGAAAAAGTTAAGAACTTTCTTCGAGTAAATTGCAGGCATGAAGTTAGTGCCGTTGCCAAAGTTTTGTGGCGATACTGCAGGGTCACCTACAGCGGTTTGTTTAAAATATTGGTCTGATACGTTATTAGCCATTTTTATGTTTCCTTTTTATAAAGACATTTATTAATTAAGCCACTACTCTGCCTTCAGACATTGCCAAGTCGATTTCTTTTTCATACTTGTCATATTGGTCCATTGACAGTGCAGCGATTTCCCGTTGCGACCATACTTTTGGTTCGCCTGCATCAACAGTTTTTGTTTTGGTTGAAACCATATCAGCTGCAGAACCAGATGGTCGAGATTGCGACCCTCCCGTTGTACGTGAAGAAGTATATCCAGTTTCTGATTTATAAATGTCAATAGCTTTGACAGCTAAGCTTACGTTGTTAGGATTATTGTATACCCAATCCTGAATTGATTTAGGTTGGGATTTAGCCCAAACATGAAACTCTGTGCTTTCTCTAATCTGTGCAAAGTCTGGGTGAGCTTTTTGTAAAGACATTTCTGCTTCTTTACGAGCTACTTTAGATTCACGTTGTTGTAAAGTTGGCGTAGGTTTTCTAGTTACTGGGGTTCGTTTAGCGGGCTGAGCTGCTGCTTCTTGATTGTCTTGATGCTTCACCGTTTGTTCTACACGCTGCTGCATACGAGATTGTGCTTGAAGCTCTTTCTCTTTTTGCTTAAACTGATTAACCTTATTGTCGTAATGCTTTTTTAAGTCATCGTATCGTTTTTTATAATTATCATCCGAAGGGGTCGATTTACGAGTAGCCTTCTTCTTTGGTTTGTCGTAGTAAACTCCATCTGCACTTTCAAAGACTTGTTCATCTGCGATGTCATAATCTTTGTTCATGTTATATGGGTTTGCTGCTTCTTCTTCTACTGTTTCAGTTTGTTGTACTTCAGTCATGTCACTCTCCTTTTGGGGCTTGAGTCTCTACAAGGTAGCCTCATTGTTAGCTAGACAATGGGGGGCTTGTTACTACAAGGTCGCCTCTAGGTTAAACTTATAATAGGGGGTTCTTTCGAAGTAGCCCTATCGCTTTACGCTTGGCATTGCATTTGCTGATAGCATTTGGTTATGGACTTCTTCATCATAGTCTTTTCCATCCAGTAAGCTATCCATCATGCCGCCACCGTATTTCATTTCACGGTCTTCGTCATAGTCACGCTCAGCATCATCCATTACTTCTTGGAGTTCGTCAGCGCCTATAACGTCTACCGATTTTTTGGTGAAAACAAATTCACCATCCGATAACCTTGCAGGTATCGAATCTGATGTGCCGTCTCCCGGACCTTCTACAGCCCCGTCTCCGGCAAATTCCCCTGCAATACCCATGACCTTATCAAAGATACTGCTTAGTTTTCCGTCTTGTTCTAAAGCAGCCATTAGGTACTCTTGTTCTTTTTCATCTAAAGCTTCGCTTAAAACATAGTCTGTGTATTCTTCTTCCATTTCATTGTCAGGAAGTTGTGAAGACAACACTTCATCCATTTCGTCTTCTGGGATATTAGAGTATGTGTCTTCAGGCATATCGACACTACCGCCTTCTGCGTATCCAATAGATGCCATATTGTTAGAAGGTTCAATAGGGTCAGGACCTTCTAAGTTACTAATAGATTCATCAGTGTTTTCACCTTCTGCCATAATTTTTCCTGCTAAAGACGGGTTACTTCCTTTAATTATACCTGCCATTTTTTCAAGTATACTATTACCTTCATTGTCTCCTTTTATAGCATGTATAATACCACCAAACATTTTTTGTTCTCTTTTACCGTCTGATTCATCTAAAGTTTGTAAAGCTTTAATTACAGTATCCTGTTCAAAAGTATCAGCATGTTTTTTAAAGTTTTCGTATGCACGTTTTTTATCTTCAGCTGTTTTAGCTTTATCTAAACTTTCTTCAAACCCTTCATAAAGAGTTAAGTATCTTTGTACATCTTCTAATAAACCACCTTCTGCCCTGCCTTCTCGTGGCTCGTCAGATACAAACGCATTTAATTTTTTAAAGTCATTTTGACCTAACAGTGGCTTACCTTCTTCGTCCATTTGTGTTCGATGCAAATCAGTAATAAACTCAGCAACACCTTGTTTAGTTTCAACAATTGCAGAGTCTTCTACTTCATTTAAAGACTCTATAATAAACTGCTTGTCCATCTTTTTATTACCGCTAGAAAACTCAAAAGAATTTACAAGCTTAGTAGCATCTTTCATGACAGTTTCTGCATTTTCAACAGCTGTTTCTTCTGCGCTTCCTTTTACTTTAGATACTGCTTCTGCCATTTCTTCAGTGCTTTTATCTACTGCAGGTTCAGGACTACGTGCTGCGACAACATCTTTACGAGCTTCAGACAACAATGAATCAGCCCCTTCTGTTGCTTTTTTAATTACTGAGCCTATTGCTTTTTTCTCACGGGAATCGTTTTCGTCATTTCTTTCTAGTTGGTCCTGTACTTTTCTATATTTGTCAATCATCATAATTCCAAAATCAACTAAACCTTCTGGAGGACCATCAGCTAAAGGAAGATGTTTCATTACAGCTCGTGCACTTTTATCGTGATTTTTTTCAATAATCTGCATCATTTCTGCAGAAGTTAGCTTTTTCTTTTTAACTTCTGAGCCTTCTGCTTTCTTCATTCTTTTTTTGCCTTTGTCATCACAATGCATGATTAATCCTCTTTACGTTTTTTAGCTTCGATAGCTTGTTCTTTTAAATTCATTAAATTAGCCAGTGAACTCGCTTTCCCCTGCCTGCGGTACAGCTCCAGTTCCGATGTTGCCACCGCCAGTCCCTGTAGCTCCAAGTTCCGGAGGTTGTTGAGGTGCTCCTTGAGGCATTCCCATAGCTCCGGGTTGTTCACCAACGGACCCAAGCGCTTCGCCATTTCCTTGTCCAACATTTTGTGCTCCTATTATTTGTGCCATAATTGCAGCTTCTTCTGGGTCGTTAAGAATCTCATTAGGGTCAAGGTCAAGGCTGTAAGCCAACTCACTGACAATCTTAGAGATTTTAACAAACGGTGCAATCGCAGGGTTTTGTGCAGTCTGCAAAAACATTGTTAGACGCTGACTGCGTACTTCTTTTTGCATTAAGCTATTTGTGCCCATTGCATGTACTTCTAAGTCACCTTGAATATCTAACTCGCCTTCAAAAAATTGCATGTTCCATTGATAGTATGCTTGACCCAAAGGCTTTAGCAAAAAGTCATCAATGTTTTTAATTACTGTTTTAATGTTAAGTGACGCAGCACCTAATAGCATAGACATGCCAGAAGCAGTACGTGTCATGCTTTGTACGCCCGTCTGACCATGCGAGTAACTAGGTATGCCTGTTTGTTCGTCTGCTAGCTGTCGGAACTTGTCAAACATCATCATGTTTTCGTTAGATGTGTTTGGGAACTTAACGCCATGTATAGCTTGTCCGGGCATTCCTGCTTGTCTGCGAAATACTTTTCCGGGATATATGTCCATTGACTGTCCACCTACAAGAGCTGACTCATCTACGTCAAATACTAACGAACCTGCTAGTGCTAGGTTGTCGATAGCCATACGTGCATGACCATTCATTATTTGCTGAGAATCGTCCATATTCTCCGCAACCCCAATCCCAAAGAAGCTGTAAGGGTTGCGTTCGTATGGAAAGGCGTTGTATGGAAGTCTGTAAGGAGTAAAAGGATTGACCACCCCACGAAGAAGCTTGCCGTTGCTAACCCAAGCATTAACTTGAACTTCATCTAAATCATCAACCTCGTCTGGTAAATCCATTCCTACTTCTCTAGCGTATTCAGCATCCATTATGCCCCAATACTCGATTACTTCAAATTGACCTGTTGAATAGTCGTCTAAGCTTTGGTCATCTTTTAGTTCATTCTCATAGTCTTTTTCAACGTAATCTGCACCCATTTGTATGCATTCACGTATTGCATCTTTATTAAAGAACGGCATACGTGTAAGTGCTCGAAGTTGTGATTTGTTCATTTTGTGACGGTGTACTATATATTCACAGTCATCAATAGACGTAGCTGAGGGGTCAGGAAAGAAATCCCAAATGCTTACAAACTCAATACGTGGTACACGAACTTCAAGAGGATTATAATCTCTTTCGCCTGAACTGTTTTTAGTCCAACGACTTAGTGTCTTATTATAATTAAATGGACCTTTAACAATACCCGTACCGAATAGCGTACACTCTAGTAAAGCATTGCGGAGTTCGCTTGAGCCACCAGACTCTTCAATCTGGTCGTGTATAAGCGTTTGCATGTTTCGTGCCGCCTGCTTTGCAGGAGAACGCTCTAATGCTTGTGGGTCTGCGGAAGGACCATCAACAAACTCTAAACCTGCTTCGTCTATAGCTGAAGTAAGATTATTCTTTGTACCTGTTAGTGTTGCACCTGCAGGAAGTTCTCTACCGTCTCCTTCGTAACCTACGTCATAGATGTTAGGAGCATTTGTATTTTCTTCTTCGTATTCAGGCGGTGCACTAGTTTCTATACCTGTTTGACCTGCTTCCATGTGGCTATACATTGCAACGCCTTCAGGAAGTTTAGTTTCACGTACACCAATAGGAAACTCACCAGTACCAAAGATAACGTCTACAAGCTGACCAAACGCTGCTAATACTTTGGTTTTAGTTACTTTT